GGATGCTATATCAGAGGCACTAACACCTATGACCTTATTGTTCTATACATGATGGGTAACTATGCACCGCCTTTCCCTCAGTTGTATGCTGACCGCATTACCTTTACTGATGAGGAGCTCAGTGCCAACTGGAACATTATACTTGCCAACAAGAAAGTGTTGGATGATTCGTTAAAAACTAACATACCGCCTATGCCTCACAAGAACTGCTTGGAGTGGGAGTGCAAGTACTGCCGCTTCAAGCTTATCTGTGAGTCACTGGCTATTAAGGAGTAACATGACAAACGAAGAGCTCATAGCCTTTGTCAATGAAGCACAAGACTCTGAGGAGCGTTGGCGTAGGAAGGCCATAGTCTTTCCATACCTTTATGGAGCTTCAGGCGAGTGCTTGAAAGACCATGCTGTAAAGGTTATGGACAAGAAAGATGCCAAGCGTATCCTTGATGAGTTTGCATCTAGATTTGAGGAGGTAAGACGATGGATGACTCTGACAACATCTTAGGCATATCAGCTATAGTTGGTGAGGAAGGCACATGCAAGACCACTATGGCACTAACATATCCAAAGAAACTCTTCCACTTTGATATTGATGTAGGCGGCTTCAAGCGGGCTAGATGGCGGATACCTGATGAGACAAGAGTGTGCACGCTCTCCGCTCACCAGCCTATATCTGACATTGACCTTAATGACTTCGACATTATATCTAAGCCCTACCCTAAGCCCATTCAGATGAGCAAGCTCATGGGCCTAGAAGTTACTAAGGCCACTACTCGGATGGAGGTCAAGTTTCCTCGCAAGGTCGAGGGCATGAAGGAGCTATGGCAGGAGATTGTTAAAGACTTTGTGGAGCTATGCCAGGTTCCTGAGATAAGCTCTATGGTACTAGACTCAGCTACAATGTTCTGGAACATAGACCACAAGAGCTACCTACAAGAGCTTCAGGAGCGTCAAGTGTATAAATGGCTTCAGGAGCACAAGAACCTAAAGACTGATGATTTTCCTGAGAATGATTACCGTGAGCGTCTCCAGCCACTCGAGTACGGAGAGCCAAACGACAGAATGAACCAGTTATTTCATACTGCCAGGTCGTTTAACAAGAACCTTGTTCTCACACACTACCCGACTGATGTATACGGACCTATGCCTGACGGTAAGGGAGGTATCGCTGAGGGTAAGACTGGTGAGCTAACTCTTGATGGCTACAAGCACACTGCTAAGCTAGTAGACCTTGTGGTGTGGACTAAGCTCAAGACTCAGACTGTTCCATCAGACCCTAAGAACCCTCAGTCGAAGCCACACGAGGAGAAGTATGCTGTTGCCAAGTTTGCTAAGTGTGGTATAGAAGGTATGGGTATTAGCGTGGTTGGACAGGAAGTGATGGCTGACTTCGATAGCATTATCAACCTGAGAAATATGATGAGAGGAACTAGTAAGTGAGTTCGTCCCTAAGGAGAATAAGCTATGGGATTGTCAGGAGAAACAACAGATTGGATAAAATCTCCATGCGATGATTGCACAGCAGAACATAAGTTAATAGACGAGTATGGATATTTTTGTGACATGGCTTGCGGTAAGAGAACAGCATGGATAAACAAAAAAGCTGGTGCAGAAGCCATGTACTCCCACCTTGCCAGCATGACAGATGATGAGTTGGTGGAGGAGATAGCTAATATAATAAAAGATGAACAAAAAGAGAAACGCTCACTAGATGCCGAGGCTAGAGATTTTGGTCTGCTTTGCAATACTAAAGAAATAACCACCAAATATGCCCGCCAAATCTCCGCCATCTTAAAGGTTAAGATAGAGGAAGCGGTGGAGAAAGAAAGGGAGAGGATAGAATTAACCATAGGGGAATATATACACTTTCACAGAGGAGAATGGTGCTTTTCCCCGAAGAAATACCATGAATTTATGATAGCCCTCAAAGGAGAACCCCATGACTAAAACAAACGATAAAGAAGAAAAGGCGATTGAGGCGATAGGGGATGTTCTCAATGAAATAGCTTCTGTTGTTGGTAACAGTGTGCTTGTTCATCATTTGACAGGCAATTCGCCAAAAACTAAGACAACAGAAGAATACACAAAAAACATCCTCGCCCTCCCCGAAGTAAAAGAATACTTTAAGGAGACAGATAGTAATGCCTAAGATTTATGTTGATGCTAACCCTAGAGCTGTTGCCTACTGTATAGACGGTGGCGGCTCTAACTACCAGCTCCTCCCATCAGGCTATACGTCCATGCAAGCTGAGTACATGGCTGTCATCTATGGCCTCAATGAATTCTTCCTGAAGTGGAACAAAGAGCTGGATGCTCGTGACTCAGACCGTGACCCTGAGACTGGCAAGTTTGTTAGAGTGTCTACTCCATCTCAGCAGACCAAGCGGCCACTGCCTCCACCTATCCTTATCCTGTCTGATAATGAGGTTGTAGTGAAGCAGCTTAGTCGTCAGTACCACATCAAGGAAGATAGACTAAGGAAGCTTGCCCAGCAGGTTTGGGACATGACTCAAAATCTGGAGGTAAAGTTCGAGTGGATAAGTCGGAAAGAAAACCTAGCAGGCAAGATGCTCCCCTAATCTGCCCATTAGCTCTACACCCTTCTGGAACAGATATTGAGTTGTGCGAGCTAAACTACAAGGCCTGTCTCAAGATGTCTGGAAGTAACTGTGATATATACAATGACTACTTAAAGTATGAGAATGAGGCTAACTTCAGCGACTACGACCCTAATGGGCCTGCTGGAGATGGTTAGAAATTAAGGAGGAAGAAAATGATACTCGGAGAAGGAAACCAAATGCAGATGGAGGCAAGGGACTGGCATTACATTCTCGGAAGATACATAAGGCGGTATCAGTTCCTTAACAAGGGGGCTATACCAGACGAGATTGTCTTTCCAATGTTCGAGTCAGTTCCTCATCCCACCAAAGGGCAGCAGCCTATTCCAGTCAGATACGTTCCTGAGATTAGCCCTGAGGCTCAGGCTATTGCTGAAGATGGTGAGAATGTTCCAGAGACCAGTGAGGAGGAACTAACTGCCATCGAGGTCAGAGACAGGGAAATCGAGGAGCTTAGAAAACGTGTGTCTGAGTTTGAGGGCCAGCCTGACAAAGCCTTTGAGCCCATGCCACCTGAAGAGTCAGATGCTGTCAAGGAAGCTAAGGCGGAGGCTGAGTTGCAGGGTGTTAACCCTGATGAAGAGGCCATGAGGGCTGACATAGCTCCAGCTCCAGAGAATTCAGATAGAAAGCCCATCATGCCCGAACATCCTGCTGAAGGCCAGCCTGATGACACCTATCCTAAAGACCCGACAATGCTCACGAAGGTAAGAAGTGCCCTCAGAGACGACCCTGATATAGATGAGAGTGCTGAAAAGCCGTTCGAGAAGACGGTTACAAGGGATGAGAAGGGCGAGCCAAAAGTAGAGGAGTAGCATGCTTCTAGTCGACTCTAACGAACCAGATGAGATTGTGAAGCTACTGAAGCAGTCTTGTCCTGTAGCTGTATCTAACCTCAACCTGGCGAACATGTCTGATTACTTCTTCGCCAACTGCGAGGGCAAGACGTTTCAGTACAGCCGCAAGCAGGCTGCTGAGCTACTCGGTAACATTGATGAGGCTGAGCAGCAAATTGCTGATTATTATAAAAGTGCCGACTATAACTTCCAGATTGTCGAGGGTCTAATAGACGATGTACCTCTGAAGGATATTGAGATGAAGGACAGAACCATCAAGCGTGTGTCTACTAGACCTCAGCCCACTATCTTCGGCTACCGTATTAAGCCTGACCGTAGCCTAGAGGGCTCAGCGTTCGACACTCTGCATACCATTTCTATCTTATATGCTTGGGAGCATAGACTAATGATGGCTGGAGTACCTACTATCTATGTTCCCAACTGGAAGAGTACTGCCCAGTATCTGTCAGCTGCTTACCATAATGAGCAGAAGCCTCCTGAGGAGCACCACACTCTCCAACGCATTATCAGACCTAGGCTTCATATCAGAGAGGCTGAGCCGTTTGTTAAGGCCCTACTGTACTTATCAGCCGCCTACAGCCTAGACATTGGAGAGAAGCGTGCCAGAGCTATAGCCGAACAGTATGTGAACCTGATGGACTTGGCGATGTCATCTGTGGATGAGATTGTCAATAGCATAGAGGGCATCGGCAAGACCACAGCTAAGAAATTGCTACAAGCAATAGGAAAGGAGATAGACTAATGCAAGACAGACCAATAGTAAATGCCTACAGGGGTATCATAGACGGCTTTCACGGGCATCCTGAGTATCTGGAACTTACCCTTGATGAGCTAGTCCTGCACTCTGCCAAGAACAAAGACTACACCAAAGGTGGTGACAGCCTTGGCAACTTCAAGCGTGTAGCTAATATCCTGTCCAACTATCCAGGCCTCGACCTCTCTAAGCCTGCCGTTGTGGCTATTGTCTTTGCCATGAAGCAGATGGATAGAGCCTTATGGCAGATGTCTCAGGGCTACGAGGGAGAGCTGGAGGCCACTGACGGTAGTATGGCAGACGTTCATGTTTACTGGAAGATAGCCAGGATATTATATAAGGAGGAGCAAGATGGAAGCCGAACAACTAATACAGCTGGAATTAATCCTTAAGAATGTGGATGAGGAGGTAGTCAGAGCATCAGAACTTTATCCGCCATTTCGCTCAATCCATGAAGGCATAGCTATAATTGAGGAAGAATTCCTTGAACTCCGAGCCGAAGTATTCCGCAAGCCTGTTCGGTGGAACAAGACAAGAGAAGAGGCCAAACAGCTAGCTGCTATGGCTATTAGATTTCTTATTGACTTAAACTAGAGGAGGTAAGATATGTTCAAGGACAATCCTAAGTTTGCACCAGAATACGAGCGCACATCTGAGGGCTGGGTTATCTTCCCTCCTGATGCTTCCTACCGCAAGGAGATGTTTCCTGAGGCTGTCTCAGGCCACATCGCCAAGGCTAACGTATTTCTAGTCCAGGCTATTATCGAGTATGTTTCCAAGCCAGACCAGCATCTGCTCGACCCTATGGCTGGCTCTGGTACTCTGATGGTGGCTGCCCTAGTTGGCCGAGACGTTATGCTTATCGAGATAAATCCAAACTATGTCCAGTGGCAGAGAGATGCACTCGCCTACCTAGATGAGCATATAGCCCCAGGCATCTCAGGTCATGTTAGCATTGTCAATGCTCCGCTACAGAATGTACTGCCTATTGCAAACCTTACCGACCATATTATATTCTCTCCACAGTACGCTGACATTATGAAGACGAAGGGGAAGGACAAGCTAACTCGTGAGACAATGGGCGATATTGCTGGCGAGTATACCTACTCCCATCCTCTCAACTTAGGTGGCATGAATGAGTGGCTGTGGGCTCAGGAAATGAGGAAGATTTATCTTAAGTGCTACTACACTTTGAAGCCTGGAGGCACTATGACTCTCATCGTCAAAGACCATTATAAGAAAGACCAGAAGACAGGTATTCGCAACCGTATCCCTCTCTCTAAGCCTGCATGGGATACCTGTATTGCTATAGGCTTTCAGCCACTGAACTGGTTCAAGTGGAAGGCTCCTGGCTCTGTCTACACTGGTATTTATCGGAGTCGTGGCTGGGAAGTAGTAGACGATGAGGACATTCTAATACTTCAAAAGCCGCCTGTTGTTGCATCTGAGTCTGCAGCTCTTAGTGAAGCTCTGAGCACATTCGCTGTGCGCCCAGTGGCTGTATGATTGACAACTTGTTCTAAGCATGATATAATTCTAGTAGGAGGGTCAAAAATGGATGACGACACTATTGGACTTCATCCTGGTGGTATGGAGACATCGTCAGGCCTATATATCAATCCTCTAGACCCAGACCCCAAGCTGATTACTGCTCAGGACATAGCCCACCATCTTAGCTTGATATGCAGATTTCGTGGTGCTTGCAAGTGGCACTACTCAGTTGCCCAGCATAGCATATACGTGTCAGACATGCTGAACATGATGGGCGAGAGCACTATAAACCAGCTCGCTGGCATTCTGCACGATGCGGCTGAGGCCTATCTTGGAGATGTAATCAGGCCTATTAAGCACTTGGATGCAGCCAAGCCACTTAGACTAGCAGAGCATAGACTCCAAGCTGTTATCAATAAGAAGTTCGGAGTTGAGGACGCTGACTGGAAACTCATTAAAGATATAGATAACATGGTTATAGGAGCTGAGGCGAGACAGCTTATGCCTAGTGGAGGCAGAGGTTGGAAGAACCTGCCAGCACCTGCTGACATCAAGATTACCAGGCTGCCTCCAGACGTTGTTGAAAGCTGGTTTCTCGCCCAGCTCAGTAATCTTATGCGGAGATTAAGCTAATGCCGACATACTTCTATCAGGATGGTCAAGCAGGAAGCGGAAACCCGAAGAAGCGGTTTCAGTACTGGCTAGATAATCCGCCATCTGCTATTGCTATTGATGTCGAGACTCCAAGCCTAGAAGACCGTGACCCTCTTGGCTTTGCGATTGCCTTCAACCCTCACGAGGCTGTGTACTTTGATTTACGGCCTGAGCCGCCTAGGGAGCTGGAGCTAATCAAACCAATGCTCCAGAATATGAACATTACTAAAGTAGGACATAACTTGATGTTCGACCTCGGAGTATGGCCGCTGATACCGATAGTCGGGGATAGTATGAATAGAGCCAAATTGTTTGATACTAATGTGGCAGCTCGCATACTCGGCAAAATAGAGACAGCATTGTATCTTCTAGCATTCGAGGTTGGTATGGAAGCCACTCCAGTCAGCGACATGCTGGGGCCTAAGCAGACGATGGAAGACCTTGACCCTCGTGACGTAGCCAGAAAGTGCCAGAACGATGCCAAGGTTAGCTATGCACTTTATCTGCAGCAGTTTCCAAAGATTGACTCTAATTTCCGTGAGTACTTCAATATTGAAATGCAGGCGCTGCCTATAGTCCTGGACATGAGCCTTCATGGAATTCTCATTGACCAGGCCAAGAGATATGAGCTATCTGTTGAGTACGAAAAGGAAATCAAGTTCCTTGAGGAGTTCATACATGGGTTTGGAGTTGAAAAGCCTGGGAGTCCAATGCAGGTTGGATATACTCTGGCTAATCGTGGAAACTTCCTTAAATTTACGAAGAGCCATAAGCAGTACCGTACAGATAAATCAGAGCTTGAATTCCTGTCAGACCCTCTAGCTGCAGCCATACTTAAGTACCGCCGAGCCGCCAAGTTCAAGAGTACATATCTAGACCCACTAGCTGGAGAAGACAGATTTTTCACCGAGTACTACTTCGATACATCAGTGGGAAGAATGAATAGCCGTAGAAGAAATATCCAGAATATCCCACTGCTGGCTAGAGCTATGTTAGTTCCAGAGTCTGGCGTATTCACTACAGGAGACTACAGTCGAGAACACTTATATATTCTTGCTCACATGAGTCAGGACAGGGATATGCTCAGAATATTATACGACCCTGACAGAAGAAGGTCAGACTTGCACCAGCACACTGCAGATAAAATGGGAGTCCCGAGACAACTGGCTAAGACACTTAACTTCGCCGTAGCCTATGGCGCTACCCCAAGGACTGTAAGGGACGAGGCTAAGATTAGAGACCTTCAGGTCTGCAAACGTCTGATTGAGGACTGGTTCAAGACTTACAAGGGGGTGGCAGACTGGGTTCAGCATGCTCAGCAGGTTGGACTAAGAGACGGGTGGTCTCTGCCTACGCTGTTCGGCAGACGTATAAGAATACCCGAGGATGAAAAGACTGACCAGCGTGAGCGAAAGTCTGTGAATTACCCAGTGCTTGGCTCAGATGGCGAGGTTATCAAAAGGGCCATTGTGCTGTGCAACAAGCGGAGTCTTGGTCCTCCCAAGATGGTTATTACTGTCCACGATAGCATCACTTGGGATGGCTCTTATAGCAAGCAGATACCAGTTGAAGAGCTCCAGATGATACCAGGCTTCAAAGTTCCATTCGATGTCAAGGAGACTGTAAGATGGGAGTAGAAGTACTGAGGCTCCAGTTTCGAGAACTATAAACATACCTATAGGAGGTTGCCATGAGACATCAAGGTTACTTAGACGCTAATGCAGAGAACTTCGAGGAAATCAAGAGTAAGTTCACCAAAGGTACCAATGAGGAAGTACGAGAACTGGCTACCAAGCTTGGGTACATTAGAGCAAGTGGCTTATATAGAGCCATGAGAAATCTTGGTATCAATCGTGAGTTCAAGTACGTGCCTCCGCCAATCAGCACCGAGCTGAACGAGTTAGAGACCCAAGTGCTTGCCATCGTCAAGAAAAAGCCTGCGTCCGTTGGCGAGATAAGTCGGCAGATTGACCATAGCTCAGAGACCGTTATCAAGATACTAGATAGTCTTAGGCATAAGCACTATATGGTTGAGCTAGATAAAATCAGCAGACTAGTGGAGCTGCCTGCCGAGCCGAGAAGAGACTTTGCACCTACAGAGTTCGACTACTACCATAACTACTACAAGGTTGGATTAGTCTCTGACACACATCTAGGAAGTAAATACCAGCAGCTGACTGCTCTCCACGATGCCTACAGAATATTCGATAGTAAGGATGTTGACTTTATTCTCCATGCTGGAGATGTAGTAGATGGCGTCAGTGTCTATCGAGGCCAGGCTCAAGAAGTATTCCTGCACGGAGCGGACGAGCAGAGGAAGTATGTTAAAGACGTGTACCCTAAATCCAAGAAGAGGGGACTCAAGACATACATGATAGGCGGACAGCATGACCGTAACTTCTGGGGAACTAACGGCTACAATATAGTAGACCACATCTGCGAGGAGCGTGATGACCTTATATCCAGAGGCTTTTATAGTGCTGAGTTTCAGGTCAAGGGGCTACCAGTACGGCTCGAGCATCCAGGAGGAGGAGTCGCATATGCAAGGTCTTATGGCCCTCAGAAGATTGTTGAGAACATGATGGGATTTATCAACACTATACCAAGTGCAGTCAAGCCCATACTACTAATCATGGGGCACTGGCACACGCCGCTGCTCATTCCTGTATATATGGGAGTTAGTGAGGTAAGCATGCCATGCTTCCAGGCTCAGACGCCCTATATGCAGCAGCACAAGAATATGATGCCTACAGTAGGATGTGCTATAGCTGAGATATACCTTAATGAGGAGAACCAGCTTTCCTCAGTAGATGTCGAGTTTATCATAATGAATGACAGGATAAAGAGCAAGGACTACTAGATGGTAGACATTATCATGTCAGTTGCTATATTCCTATTCGTGCCTGCTCTGATGCCAACTCTGATATCTAAGCAGAAGCCGCACCGAGCATCGTGCCTACTAACGGCTGCACTCCTAACCACAATAGCTGTGTGCTTTGCACTAAATGGCCAATGGTGGCCTTTTGCATCTGAGGTAATTAGTGCAGCTGCATGGTGGGCGCTACTAGCACAAAGGAGAGTCTGATATAACCGCACTGCTTATGGTTGCTATAGCCGCTATTATATACTTCGGCTCTACCTGTTATCCATAGGTATCTGCTTAACGCTTCCCATCGTGTAGTCACCTATCAGCTGCTTGCGGTCTCCCCAGATACTAAGCACCTCGTTTCTCAGCTGTAGAGCCTCACCTCTATATTTGTCAGCTAGAGCTAGTCCACCAGCAGCAGACTGCGCATACGCAGTAGCAGTGGCTATATAGGAGTTTATTTCTGTCAGCCTTGCCTCAGCTTCCCTAGCAAAGAGTGAGGCTATAGTAGAATAGCCTGAGGATTGCTCAATGTATGTGCTGAGATTACGGAGTCGCTGTGCAGCTTCCTGAACATATGCTAGTGCAGCGTTAGTCCTTCTGGTAGCATTGTCCAGATAGCCTGACCTCTGCTGGATATAAAGGCTGCCAACTCCCTCAGCCCACGCTCTTGCGTACTCAGCATACATCTCTGGAGTTCTCTCATTTTCTCCTCCAACTGTAATGGTATTGATGAGGTCATCACCAGTCTCAAGGTAGGCTCCAGCAGCGTCTCCCTGAGCATCAAGGTCTATGGCATCAGCGTTAGTTATATCAGATGCTGCTGAGTCAAGGTAGGCATTAGCGGCGTCAAGAGCAGTGCTGATTGCAGTTCTTAGACTGGCAATATCATCAGTTATATCTTGCAGTATGCCAGCAGCATCAGCAGCGGAGTTATTGTCCAGATACTTCTTAACATTAGTGAGCGCTACTCCCAGAGCAGTGTGAGCAGTTCCAGCTGCTGTCAGCGCAGTTCTTAGACTTGCAAGGTCTGTCTCAGCTTGGTGCTCCTGCTTAAGAGCGTATATCAGGAGAGCGTATGCCTCAGACGCTGACATCAGAGTTCCCTCTAGAAAGTCGGGAATTGTTCCAGGTGCATAGTTCGATGGGGGTATGTGCTGAGCATCGTAGTAAATCCTAACATGCTCACTCTCACGCATATTGCTCTGAGACTCAGCATCACTTCCAGTAAGAAACACATACTTGCCATCTACATCGAAGGTAGGGAAGCTCTGAGGAACCTGCCCTACAGGATACTCAACCCGACGGACTCTAACGAGTCTAGGAATGTCAGATATATCCACACCAATCTGTATCTTAGTGTAGTCGAAAGTGCAGGCCTCGCCAGCAGATATATCGCCACCAGATATAGCCTTCACCCTGCCAAGCCCGTAGTCGATTTTGTAGTCAGTACCTCGAGTCAGGCTATTGCTAGCAGCATCAGTTCCAGTCTCACTAGCATCCTTGACTGGTCTATAAGTGAGATATACCCAGACATCAGTATAAGCTCCAATACCTATATCGAGTGACTCGCCAGATGTATTACCATCTATCTGGTCTACCTCAACCTCGTTGACCGTCTTGAAGTACTCCTTACCTGTAATAACTCCCATGCCCTTAGCGTAGTTGAGGGCCTCCTGAATAGCCTTGCCATCTTTGTCAGTACCCTTGATTATGACTATAAGATTAGTTATATTACCAGAAGCATCAGTTATAGTCATAGTAAGAGGCCTAGGTACATCAGGCTGAGCAGCTATTGTGAGTGTATCTCCATCATCAGTTGAAGATATATCAGCTCCATCCACTATCCTATCGGCATCTGTATCGGCAGGAAAGGTAACAGACTCGTCCTCTACACTAAAGCTGAGAGTAATCTCGTGCATACGCTCTTCAGGTAAGTAGCGACTAAGGTCAGCCACAGACCTCTCGATGCACCTGTTAAGCTCAGCAGCAGACCACAGGCTGCCAGAGTCCTTAAGGTCAGTTCTTATGTCGGCTATCATTTGCAGGCTTGTCTTGTTCATTTCATACCTCCTAAAATATACTTGCAATCCTAGGAACGAAGGCAGATACACTATAAGTAACTACCAGCTTAGGCTTATAACCGTTACCTTTCTCACTCATATAAACACCGCTGTAGTTCTCTCCAGTGGGAGTGCTGTTTGAAATGTCACTATTCAGGCGAAGGCAGAATTTGGTCGTTCCAGTCTTACTTATCCAGCCCAATCCTGTAGCATTGAGAGACTTGGCAGTATAATCTCCAGTAGCAATAGGGAAGGTCCAGGGAGCATCTACACCATAAGCAGTTTTAGAGAGTTCATCGCCATAATTAGCAACAACAATAGGGTCTCCTTGAACTCCCTCAACTAGGCAAACATCAGAGTAGTCAGCATCTCCCTCAGAACCTCCAGCACCTCGTAGCGATAGAGATGCTGCACTAATTACTGCGGTAGCGCCCAAGGGAGAAGTATCAAAGAAAAGAAAAGCCCTTGAAATCTCATAATACTGAGGCGACCAGTATATGTAGTTTGAGACATACTCCATGACTTCTCCTGCTCTCACAGAGCCTGCTTCTGCTGCATCGTGTACCGCAGCATATCCACCACTAGCAAGAGCACTCTTGAGCGCTCTGCCGTCACTTGTAGTAGAATAGACAGTTAGAGAGTCACTAACAGATAAAGGAAAACCAGATAGAAAAGCCAGCCTTCTGAAATCTTCTGGCCTAACCAGTTCCTCGTCACTTCCAGTAGCAAACTGTCCTAGGTTAAGTCTTAGACTGCCAAGTTGGTTATACTTAAACCTTACCACGTTATCAGGTATCTTACCAAATATCCATAGGCCCTGTACCTGACCTTCTATAATTCTAAGCCAGCGCTTGCAGACTCCATAGTCCCACTCAATTACATTTTCAGTATAGTTGGAGTTGATAGGGTCAGTAGCTAGTAGTATAGGAGCACTGCATGACTGCTCTATGCTACCAAGAAATACTTGAGGCCTGTAGCAGAGACTACTTCCACTAAGCCTATTCATGGCTTCGATATTAGTGCTTTGAGCACTAACTAGAAGCATACTACTCTTAGACTCAAAGCCTTCACCAGAGTTTTGCCATCTAGTCTCAGCCTTCTCTCCATTACTGTACACCATTGGAAGCTGAGAAAAAACCATGAACCTTTTATCAGACTTAAGGTCACGATAGAATTTGGTAGTAGGATGCTGGGCACTATAGTCCCTTTCAAACTCCACATAATCCTTATCAATCCCCTGTCTATAGAGTTCCCCAAGTACTACAGGGTCTGTCACCATCTTGGCCTTATCTGTTATCTTGTCCATCTCGACATCCTATGGCAACTGGAATACTAAGATTACCCCATCACCTTTCTCGCCAGTTCCCGCAACATCCTTATCAATCCTTATAATGTCTCCTGTTGCTACATCGTCATGACCAGTATCTATTACAGGCTGGGCAGATGCAGTATAAGACGTCTTCTCGTTAGCGTCTATGGTGATAAGGGTAGATAGCATATCCTGGGTATCAGTAACATTATGTATCTGATAAGTCGGAGTGCCACTAGATGATACAGTGTCCACATAGGCATGAGCACCTACTAGGTTGTACCCATTTAGCTCAGCAGGGACAGCAAAGTAGAACTTACCATCTCCAGTGCCTAGAGCAGTCGCTGGAGCAGCAAGGCTAATTATCATTACCCTCTTACCATAATCTGAGCCAGCTAGACCATCGGGGGTTACTACCCTAGCAGTGTCAGTTCCAGTAGTAGTTTCAGCGGCTGTAGCCAGCTCTGTGGCTAGCCCCTTCTGAGTAGTTGATGCGTTCTGAATGTCATCTGTACCATCAGTATGATTAGATGCGTGTGTCTTAGGAGGCTGGTCATCAGCTAGTTCTCCTGAAAGTCCAGCCACTGATACCTCATCACCGCCACCGTTCTCGTGAGACGAGGCATGAGCACCAGGCACTACTGAAGTCAGCGCTGTAATTATCTGTCCATCAGTATCCATCACAGTAAACTTCTGACCGTCAAATACCAGAGCATATCCAGCATCAAGACTTAGGTCTACAGGTATAAGCCTTCTAGCAGTCCCACCACTAGGAAGCAGATACAGGTTGACTGTTATAGCTGAAGAGTCAGTGTTCACAAGAGTCATAGCTATGATTGCTACAGCTGCACTAGCAGTATAAATATCTCCAGTGCTATCAGCTAGTTGTCCATCTGCCAGCTGAGTGACAGTACTTCCAACTAGGCCATGCAGCGTATAGTCCACTTTAGCTCCAGTCGAGCCATCGCCTTGTATCTTATCTCCATTGTCTAAAGCTATCATGGTTAGCCTCCTGTAATGAAGCCAAACTTAATCATCTCAGCAACAACATCGCTGTCCACCTTAGCAAGTGTCACTGCATTAGCAGCTAGCTGGTCAGTGTCAACTGCACTGTCTCCTATCTTACTATTATCTACAGCGTCGTCCTCTATCTTGACGGTAGTGATAGAACTATCAATAATATGCAGAGTGGTAATCGAGTCAGCAGGAATATATCTACTACGCCTTTCCAAATCGTGAAAGTTCCTGCGGTCAATTACTTCACTTTGTGGTCTTCCAGTTTTATCTTTCACAGCACTACCTAAATAGGTCTAAGAACCTTTCCAGCAGGCCCTTCTTAGGCTTCTCCTTCGACATAGGCTCATACAAGCCTTCCTCGCCAAAAAGCTTCTCACCAAGCTCTTTCACTCCAGGAGTAGCCTCCTCCCAGGCCCTCTGACCAAGACCTCTCTTATTCAGTTCGTCCATCAGCTCCTTCATCTGTATCATCCTAGGGTCATTTCTAGTCATAATATCGCTGGATGGCCAGTACTCAATAGGCTTACCCTCGTGTGTCCAGATGCTCAGAGGCATGTCCTTAACAACCTCCTGCTCGCTGACAATTCTTTTAACAACGCTCTTGATGTGGGGCTCAGTCTTCTCTGGAACAGTGACTTTCTGAACTGGAGCTGGAGCCTCCTCCTCAGGAGCTTCTGGTATTGCCATCTCCACCTTAATAACTTCTGGAGTCAGAGTGACTCCGCCAAGAGTTAGCTCCATCTTGTATAAGCCTGGCCTGTATGTGTGTCTGATACCGCCAACTCTAGCAGTAGCTGTGACCGACTCTATGCCCTCCTCTTCAAGTAGCAGGTTTCCAAATGTTCCAGCAGGATTATTAGTAGCCCCCTCAGTATCATTGGTATCTACCAGATATATATAAGCACAGTCGTCAGACACACATGTAACAGATAGCGTATCATGGAGATTAGTTCTGCCCGAGTCAGTATATAGGTCTACCTGAAGAGTAGTTGTACTGCGGGTCACAGTTACGTAGTACATAGTGTTCAGGTCAATATTGCATGAGTCCTGAGTCTCCCCTTGTAGATATACCTTGCCATCCCAGGACTCAGCCAGCGGATGCCCCAGCCAGCCTATATAATCATTGAGGTCAAGAGCGGCTGCCCACCAGTGATGCTCCTCAAGAGCGTACTCGCCGCTGTAGCCAGTAATCTTAAATTCAAACTGATGGACAAAGTTACTCTGAACCTCAGCCAGCTCTTTTATCAAGTAGGACCTAGCATTGTCCTGTACTGAGGTCAGCGTGAGGAGAGATGCAGTAACGGCTATGCGGTTCTGCTCATCATACTCGTCATATTCCGTGAAGTCCTCAGCCATTAAACTCTCCCATAGTCAACTTCCACGAAGTCATAGAGCTCATGCATACAGTTATGAGGTATGACTAGCCTGCCCTTAAGCTGCTCAGCCTTGATACGTGTAAGTACAGCATCCGCTCTATTCTGAGCATCGTCATCATCGTCAATCTCAGGAGCAAGCACAATCGTAGGAACAGTTCCATAAGCATCCTGAGAGTCAGTATCATCAGATGTCTTACTTATAATATTAGTCCACAGAAGGTCAGTGCCTGCATTAGCAAATAGCAGTACCTGATTAGGCACAGGGAGCACCAGCCCTCCAGACCACTCATAAAACTGAGTAATGCCATACTCAGCATCAAGGTCGTCATCATCTTGAGGATAACGCACCTCAAACTGAAGAGTAGGCTTAGGACGCAGGAAGCACTTAGTCATCTTAAGTAGGGTGTAGACCATAGCAGCAGCGTCATCAAAGTCTACAGTGTTTACTATAAACACTGGCTCATAGGTATCAATAATGCTATCATCCTGGTCTCCAAGAGCCTGCAAGCTCATGGCTGGGTCTATCTCAGCAAGCACAATTCCGATTACGTCATATACTGTTCCAGTCACTCCCTCTGAAGAGCCAGCAGTGTAGTATGGAGGGTCTCCGAGTCTCATGAGAGTTTCCCTTAGCTTAGACCACATGCCTTCAAGACCAAGAATAATCACATACTTGCCGCCTATAGACACCTGCTGATGGGACTTCACCCACAGACGTGGGGTAGCAGAATATTCGTTGCCTCCGCCAGTAACATCGCCATAGCCGATTTCAGTCCAGTAGCCTCTTAAATCATCAGGGAGGTTACCATCGTAGTTGGCAAGCATTATGGTAGCATAATCGTTGTAGGGCTCCTCGAAGTGGTCAATGAGAAGTATCCTATTGCCATAGGCGGAACTGTCAGTTGAGAGGTCATAAGTGGTCAGACCATCGTAACTGGTGAAGACCATATGAAAGTAAGGAGTTCTGTTATTTGAAGCCTGAGCAGCTTCCAGAGTTTCAGATACTGACTTCATTGGCAGACCTCCTATGAGCTAGTTTATTCCCCTCACATAGAAGGTCCTCTCAGCAGTGGTCTGAGCTGCACTCAGAACAAGCGTAACGAACCGAGCGCAGATGTCCTTAAAGACGTTCATGGCTGCTGTAGTCTTTGCAGTGGTGGTATTGGCAAAGTCACCAGTCTCATCTGCATCAAAAGTGTAAGCCTGAACCGCAGTGCCACCAGTGGCTCGGCTGGGCTTTACAGTAAGAGTGGCACTATCGAGAGCTGGGCTGTATACCTGAACATCCCTGAACTCGCCACCAAGGTCTGTCTCAGATGAGCTGGTGCCGTCCTTTGCTATGGTTACTGTCTTCCAAGCTCCAAACATCTTGTCCTCCTTAGTCAGCCTTTGGAATAGGCTTACCCCACTGCTTCTCAGCCATACCATAGGCCTGGCCAGCAGCAGCCTTAGGGTCTTTGTTTTCGTTATCTATCAAATATCTGATAGTATCAGCTATCAGTTCACGAACCGTAACTAGGGGAGTTTCCTCTGTTATACGCTCTACTGGAAGCGGCATGATAACCTCCTTATGCTGGTTCAAAGTTTGTCAGTATTCCATTAGTAAATGTAAGAGTACCAACTCCAGGTATGAGCCTAGAGCCAGATATTCCAGCGGCTCCTCCTACTTTGATATATCCAGTGAAGTCCACATCCCCTAGAGACTCATGGGGATGGTCTGACACATCTATAATCTTAGTCCAACCACTGCCACTCCGTCTATAGAGACAGTGGTCAGAAGTGTTAAGCCACTCCATCCCGTCTCTGAGCCATCCAGGAGGAGCATCCACTGCTGGGTCTGTATCTGATATTAGCAGTGTTTGAAAAGCTCCAACCCAACTATCCATACCTGCCATTTCTGTATCCTTGACAGACTACTTCAAGAGGTAGGAGGAGCAGCTAACGGTTGACTGTCACTCTCCTCCCACCGATTTGACTTAGCCTGCATCTACTGGTCAAGCTGCAGCATGACGAAGTTGTCGCCGTATTCGGAAGCAGTTCTGGACAGGATATACCCTATTCTCTGGTAGTGAATGTAGGTAGCGCTTCCAGCTGCACCAATTACTGAGCCGTCAGTATTGCAGAATGCGTCTCGACCATACTGAGTTTTGCCCAGTGAGTAGTCGTTGCCGAATGTAAGACCAGATGTTCTCCCAGCAGTCTTTAGCCAGAAGAAGTAGCCACTGGTGACTGATAGCGGAGCCTGGCCGATTGCAGAAGCATATCCTCCGCCATCAGCGAAGTTCCTGACGTTGCCATACTCGTTCAGGTAGATAGTACAACCGTATCCAATCCCTGAGACGCCAGTTACAGCACACTTCAGACCTGGAGGCGCTATATAGATAGTAGTATAGGTGCTATTGGTAGCATCGTTACCAATTATTCTGTGCTGCTCGTAACAGGAGTCTGTGTCGTTGTAGACTACCAGATAGGCACCTTCGTACAGGTTCTTGGTTGCAGCGGTATCAGTAATCTTAAGGGCAGTAGCACCAGCCGCTGCATCAGCGTAGAGAGCTTCCTCGTAGCCATAGCCAGACGAGTTGCCACCACTTCCTGGACAGATGGTGTAGTTGCATTTCAAAAAGCCCACTGCAGCCATAGCCGCCCCAGCCTTAGAGTAGCGCCACAGGCCATTCTCCTTATGGAGCTGTGCTCCGAGTGGATATCTCTGAGTGACGCTTTGAGTAACCAGGTCAGCTTCACTCGGCACCTCGATGTTGTTAAGGCTATCCAGCACCCACTCTGGGAGCAGCACGAAGCCTCCATTGTTGATAACAGAGCTTCTTGATTTCACGACTTCTTGTTCAACGCTCATTGTATTTCCTCCTTCTTTGTTTCGTTAGATTAGACTGTCACCGCTGTATCAGCGATGTCGAAGATGCGACCCAGGCCAAAGGTGCTGGGCAGAATAAGTCCGCAATAGCTGACCATTCTGAGACCGCCAGCATCATAGTCTTCCAGCTCTGGGAAGCGAACGAGTTTGTACAGGTCTCCCTGACCTTCGGTGTTACCGTAGATGAAAGTCAGGCCAGGATTGCCGCCATCGAGAGCTCCAGAGCCCTTCTTGACGAAGAACATGGAGTACCTGGCAGTAGTGCTATAGAGAGCACGAGCGTTAGAAGTAGCACCAGTTCCCGTACCACTTTCCTCCGCTACCAGATAGTCGGTCCTGACTAGCGGAGTACCGTTCCAGAACAGAATTCTCTTGCCCAGCTCATTGAAGCCAAGGGACAAGAAAGCCAGAGCGCCAGCAGTATCATATGCCAGACCAGCAAACCCCTTCTCCTGGTAAGCAGCATCTAGCCACCTGAGTATCTCGAACGGAGACCAGATTTCGTCAATACCGAGTTTCATAGCATCTTCCATAACACGGAGATAATGCAGGCTCAGCCCAACGTCTTCCTGGTCGATGTTCTTAGCATCATTGGTAGTCGCTGATGTAGTATAGGGAGTACCGTGCTCAGCAGCGAGAGCATGGCAGCCGTCAAACTGCTTAGAGCTGGTATAGGTAGTATCGGCATAGATAAGGCGAGCGCCGATTTTTCGCTTCAGCCCCTTCTCGCACTCGAGCATGACACGAGCCTCATAGTTGTTGTAGGTTCCGTAGATGCCTTTGACAAAGTGGTCGAGCTTCCTCTGGATATATACAGTTTTCAGGGTTGTCTCTTTCTCTTCGTACTCGACATCGTCAGACCAGGCTAGCTGCTCGCCGACTGTTATATCAGTTACAGCATCCTCGGTAGTAGTCTTCTCACGGAGCCACTCAATCTTCAAGCCAGTGCCAGCGCCCTGTGCTACAGGGAGCCTCTCGACAGGATTGTTGAGTTTGATGTCTTCTTCATAGACACCTGGGATTTTCATTGACTGGGTCAGTTTCTGAGCCTCAGCCAAAGTTTTCCAATGTCCGCCACTATCGGCCATCGTGAGTTCCTCCTTTTATGTTTATTCTTTTACAGGTTCTCTTACACCTCTGATACCAGTCTGAGCTAGAACCGCCTTAGCCCTATCCATATCAGACATAGGCCCAGCGCTTCCACCAGCACCGCCACCAGAAGCATAAGGTCCAGGCCCCTTGCTAGCAGAGCCAGCAACAGCCTTCAATGCCTCCTCCAAAGCATCGAGCTGCTCTGAAGTCTTGTCCTTCAGCTGCTCGTCTGTTACCTGGGGGTACTGAAGTCTAATCTTTTCTTTCCGCAACTCCAGTACCTTAGTAGTTGAGCTTTGAACAGCCTCATTAGCCTTATCCAGAGCCTCCTTCTGCTTCGCCGCCTCTGCAGCAGAGACAGCAGACGCACCACTTGCGTCCTCAAGTTCTTTGACTCTTGCGTTCGCAGCAGCCAGCTGAGTCTGCATGTCGGACAGCTCCAACTTAGTCCTATCAATGGCTTCATTATGAGCTGTCTGGGCTTTCTCGATGGCGGCTTCTGAACTCTTCTTAGCAGCGATAAGGTCAGACTCATGCACAACCTTCTTACCGTCTACCATCATAACCCCATCCTTGACTTCAAACTTGGGGCTAGCTGGCGGAGTGGTAGGAGGAATAGCAGGAGGCTGGTTATCATTCTGCTGAGAAGCACCTTCTCCAGGTTCAGACATCATCGCACCTCCATTATTGGATACTTATAGTATAACACACACAGGGTCGGTTGTCAAGTATATTTAATTTGACAGCGTATTATTTTTTATACCTAGCCTGCCATACTGTTATCAATGTATTTATCTTCGAGCTCAGCATATCTTTCCTTAGACTTGGCAGACAGCAAGGTATCGGTAATACCGAAGAAGTAGCACCAAGCATCAAGCTCAGGGTCAATCATTCTCATACGCTGACGAGCCTCACGAACCTTTGAGGCAAACCCAGATATTAGCTTCTCTCCATCAGGACCTATAATGTCTTGAAGCTCATCACGCTCAGCTCCACGTGCTACCTCAAAGCGCTCAATCTGCTGACGCTGCTCATCATTATACTGCTCGAGAACAAGATTTCTGACAAGCCGATAAGGCCTCAAGTACTCCATGCTTACAGACCAGTATAGCTTCTCCATAGCGTTCCAGTCAAACTGAATTCTGTCCAGAAATCGCTGCTTAAACTCACCTTCGAGGGTCTCAATGAGAGCCTGTATCTTGGCATAGTAGGCTTCAAAGTTCCACTCGTCAGTCTGACTATCCCAATCGAACTTCAGCTCAGGCTTGATGTCATAGTACATATACATCAGTTCTTGGTCAGGAGAGTATGTAGGAGCAGGGAGTCCTCGCTCCTCATATCTAGCGGCTCGCTCATCAAGAGTCTTAGGGACATCAGGATAGACACGCTTGCCAAGCTCGGTAACAGCTGCAGATGCCTGAGTCATTAGAGTCCCACGTTGAGACCTCCACTGGTCAGGACCTATCTCACCAGACATCCAGAGACGAGTTATCTCGTTTACAGACCTTGCCACTAGGTTGCCTTGCTCATCGTAAACTCCATTCTTGCGGTAGTCCTGATATACGTCTGATACTTTCTCATAGTATTCTCTGATACGAATATCCTCTTGCTGCCACTGAGAAGGATATAGTGGAGTAGTCACACCTTGCCAGCGCTTGTACATCTCAGAGTTATATAGTACCTTTTGCTGAAGAGCATCAAGCTTGTAGTAGTCTGAGAGGCGCTTGCCAGTAACAGGATAGCGATTGTTGATAGTATCCTGAACTTCCACAGGCACCCCAGTCATGTCAGCTATCAGCTCTTTATTCTTATTGATGAAGTCCTGATATTCCTCAGGCCTAATACGGAAGACTCCAGTCTGTTCCATCAGAACACCTTTCCAGCCTACAGCCTTAGCTTCCGCCTGCCTCCACAGCTTCTCCTCTTCCTCAGTAAGCTTTTCTCCTGTGTGCTTCTTGCGCCAGATAGCATCAGCATCATAGCCCATCTCACCGAGGGTAAGCATTGTCAAGTATTCCCTGAACCTATCAGGAACATAATGGTCTATAACTGCACCAGCTTTGTCTGGAGATATCGCCCTAGCAGCATCAAGTACAGTCTTTGACCAGGCTGGCATAACCTCACTCCACTCAGGCTTACCAGTTATCGCACCAGTCGCCACAATAGGTAGCATGATGTGAGCACCAGGATAGAAGCCCATACGGCTAAGGAAGTCTATCATCTCCATTCCTGGGAACTGGTCATAGTATTCAGGGTAGTCTCTCAGGTATAGCCGTCTGAAGCCACCCATAAAGACAGTACCACGCAGAGGATTGAACTGCAGGTCAGTTCCAGGAATAGGAATGTAGCCCTGCTCTGAGTATTCGTAGTAACGACCAATGGCAGTTCCAACTCCAGGTGTGCGGAGCATGGCACGAGGTAGCCAGAACCACCGCTGCCACTCGTAAGTCCAGAAGGGATAAATCATTCTCATAAGAGCATCTACCATGTTGCGGTTCTCATAGTCAGTGAAGTCCATCTCGTACTGAGTACGAGCTCGCTTCATAGCATCCTCACGGATGCTAGTCCATTCAGCAGACACGGATGGCTTAATCTCACCCCTCCATAGACTATCATCAAGAAGTACAATCCAGCCATCTGGGTCTCCTGGCCTCCCAACTCTAACCGCATCGTATCCTTGGTCCTGAAGTATCTCAGATATGTTAGCCCCAGCCACCTCGACATCCCAGTTAGTGTCAGATAAGTTAGCAATCTCTGCAGCCCTCTTATTAGCTTTTAGCCACACTGAGTCTGTCTCCTGAACTGGCTCGAGCAGTGGAGACGCATCCTGAGCCATCAAGTAAGTTTCATCATGACCTATCTCAAGCACCTTTTTAGGCCTAGAATAAGTAACATCCCTAGTAGTAAGACCCTTTCCTGCCCTAGAGAACCTTTCAGCCATCTCCTTGGTGTTTGCAAGGTACAGACCAGTGCCCTCAGTAGCCTCACTGCCAGTAGTTGCATACACAGCCTTACCCTTAGGTATACCACCTCTATACCCGATAGCAGGTCCGTACATTGGCAGACTCTCAACACCTTCTGCCACCTGATTGACATACTGCTTGAACTTAACATAATCGCTCTCAGGTATAGCCTTCAGCCCATACTGCCGAGTGAGCTCTTGCTCTACATCATCAAGCTGCATCATAGCTGGAGCAAGAGCTTCCTTGTTAGCAAATGCTGGGTCTATACCTACGTTAGCAAACATCTGGTCATAGACATCGCCTATGGCCTCACGGCTGAAGCCCATCTCCTCAGGCGTCTTGCCAACCTTAGTAGCTGCCTTGTTTGCTCTCCTATACACCCAGGTAGTAAAGCGGTTCTTACTTCGGATGGTAGTCATAGCTCCAACCTTAGTCAGAGCCTTATACATATCATCTCCAGCAACTCCCATCATATAGGCTACATGAGCAGGAGCAAGCTTGTCCACTACCTGAGGAACAACGGCTGGCTCGGTTATGTCAACTCCAAGAGAGTTCATCATACCAAGCTTAAGGTCTTCCACATTGTTGAAGAGGGTTTCCTCCTTTGCCCAGTAAGGTTCCCAGGCCTCAGTTGAGCGCTTCTGCTGTAGCCAGTCCCAGAACTCCTTGTTGCGCTTCCTTCGAGGAGTCTGACTGACTGCATCGTTTATAATCTTGCGGTCAAGGTCTCTAGCGGCTACAGCATTGGCATGGCGAAGTTTGATAGCGTCAGTCAAAGAATGCAGCCGCTGAGTTTGGTCGGCAGTGAGAGTAATGCCTGGCTTAGGCTTCATAACAGACTTCTCATACAGGGTATAGCCAGCCTCGCTCCTAGTGCTAGTGTAGTTGCCCGCCTTATAGAGCTTTTGATGTTCTGGCTTGGCAACGATACTAATTTTATTATAGCCTTTTATGACCGCAAGGTCATTAGCTAAAACATCTATATCCCTTAGAAACTGCCTGTCTAGAATTCCTGGCTTGTCAACCCCCAAAATATCTATAACTAGAGAATTGAGCTTCTTAGACTCATGAGTGCCTAGTCCACCAACCCTTATCCCGTCAAGGATAATATCATACTCTCCAGGAGCACCGCCTTTAGTTGGAGCCAGCTTAATATCCATAGTAAGGTCATCCAGTAGTGTCCTTGGCCTACTGACATTTCTAGCTATTCCATCCAGCATAGTGTCAACGGCATCTTTGCTCTTGCCAAGGAAACCTGCTAGCGTCTCAGACGCAGCTCGGTGGAAGTCGTCAATCTCCTGACCAGTAAGGGAAGCTGCCCGAGACTGAGTAATGCTCCTGACTTCTCCAATACGCTCGGATATGCCATCTACTATATCAGATATAAAGCCGATGTTTCTAAGCATCTCATCAGAAGTAGCAGGAGCAAAGTCCTTAAGGTCTGCTACCAGCCTATCAAGAGCAGCTCCTTCGTTCTGTAGACTGACAATATTAAACTCACGAACAGAGTCCTTGATAGCGTTCATAGTCCCATTGATGTCTTTCCAGATGCTACCGTCAAGTATCTTGTCACGAATAGCCTGCTTCTGGGGATTATAGATATCAGTACACTTGTCAAGAGTCTTATTCACTTCCCTAAGCGCTTTCCTCCGCTCTAACTCAGGAAGAGGTATATCATGCTTCCTTACCATGTCAGGGCCTACAGTTGCATCCTGCTGAAGCACTCTGACAAAGTCATTCTTGTCGCCCTTGCTAATAGACTTAATATCATCAAGGATAGGCTGGGCTCTGTCAAAGACTCTAGCTATCTCATCTATCTGGTCTGGAGCTATTTCCTGCAAGAACTGCTTGTACTTGGTCAGAAGGTAGTATGCCCTCTGCTTAGTACCAAAATCAGCAAACATATCGTTGTACTGCTGGAGCGAGCGGATAGGATACTTCTTACCTCCAATGTCAATGCTCACACCGAAGGGAAGGTCCTTAGTAATACCAGGTATCTTGCCCTTGTTGAAGACCAGAGTCTTGTTAGTCTTAGGGTCGATGACTGCTATCTCTAGCCTGCCCATCTCACGCTGAGCAACAACCATCTCATATGGCAAGTTGGTCAAGCCCTCTCCGATACGGACTAGCTCGTCGACTGGACTTGCAGCCCTAGGATATAGCATCTCACCTCCGCCAAGGAAGCTCCTCATGGCACTCTCAATCACATTGAAAGGACCATAGTTGGTGAACAGCAGATACTGATTAGCCATAGGAGCAGTGAACATTCTGTCAATCTTAGCAAGGAAGCTGTTTCTGGTGAGAGAGTCAATAGCTCTTCCAGCTCGGTTGAAGAAGCCTGTAGATTTACCCATCTTCAGCGCATACTTATACACAGGACTGAGAGCTTTTCTTACCTGCATATCTTCAACATGACGCAGCAGGCCTTCAAGAACATCCCTAGCACTATCGCCTTTGATTATATCTAGTGACGCCTTAGCTAGCTTCTCTCCCTCCCTGCTGAGCGTGTTAGTCAGCTTGTTGACATTCTTGGCTGTTGTATCTACCCCAATAGCTAATAGAATATTGGAAGCTGCCTCCTTTGAGGTAAGTGTCTTCCTATAGAACATATCGAAGAAGTTGTTCACATCATGCACCATCTGCTGAGTAACCTGAGCCCCCTCACCACCAGCTAGTTGAGCCCACTCCTTAATGGTAGCCTCCTCAAAGAAGTCATACTCAGTGAGATACTTCCCAACTCTGACCGCTAGGTCTCCAGTCTCAAAAGGCCTCTCGGCAGCTTGCTTAATAGCACTCTCAAAAGCCTCACGAACTTCAGGAATAGTGACACCTACAAGGTCCTTCCCAGTAAACCTCCTTAGATATGCTCTAGTATCCATAAATGCCTGGCGAGCATACGATATAGCTCGCTGGGTTGGAGTCTTAGGTATAGCCCTAATAGCTCTCCGAAGTCCTCTGAAAGGAACATCCCAGAGCTCAAGCCATCCTCGCTCGATAGCTCCAACAAACCTACTCAGATAAGGCCCATGACATGCAGCATCTATCACTCTCCCAGGGGTAGCTAAAAACTCAGACACCTTACCAATCTTGGTAGTAGCCTTAGCAGCTACTGTAGATGCTCTAGTAGCCCCAAGTCTTGACGCCTCAAGTGACTTACCAAGGAGTCTAAGCAGAACCTTATCTCCTGTGATTGCTACCTTAGACGCAATCCCAAACCCAAGATAAGATGTAGGGTCGAGGGCATTCTCAGCGAACATCTTATATGCCAAGTTGACATCCCAGGTTTGAAAGGCCAAGCTATAAGCCTCCCAGGCTCCAACGCCTTGGCTTCGATACTCTTCATATATTCTCTCAAGCTCAGCGGCAGAAGAGTCCTTATCAATTCTAGGAAAGGCAAGGATGGCAGCTGCTGCGAGCGGCCTAGATAAGGCATTGAAATACTTATCTAACAGCTCAAACGTAGCCATAGCAGGCTGGGTGAATAGCATCTTGGTAAACTCAGCAGGAGTAAGCTCAGGAGCCTCTACATCAAGAATACCAGCCCTGATAAGATTGAGGTAAGCGGCCTGAGCCTGCCAGTCCCTCTTGAGCTCCTCAGCGACAGTATGGATGCTATCTATATCCGCTTGAGTTTCCTCATCAAAGCCAAGGTCTGAGACAATAGTCCTAACATCCTCAGCACTCATCCCTTCGGGGAGTTCTACAGTTATAGGTCTGATAGTTTTAACGAGCTCATCTACAGTGAGATTGTGGACACTCTTAAGCTCTAGCTTCGGCTCTGACAAGATTGTGTCAAGTACCTTAGCCCTAATATCCTCCATGCTCCCAGCGTAACCTTCAGGAAGAGACCTAGTAGCCAGATACTGAAGATTGCTGAACGCTTCCTGTAGCCATGCCTTATCACCCTCAAGCAGAAACTCCTCAGGAGAGCGCCCCGCTGGGGTGGAGCTCCAGACATACACATCCTCAACAGTCTGAACTCCAGAGTCAGGGTCTGCAAGAATTATTGGAAGGGAAGTAATCATCTGTTGTCGCCAGCTCATCCTAGCGAATTCTTGAGTAGCAGCATCAAGCTCGGCCTGAGCGTCTTTCCACTGCCTGTCAAAGTCCTCCTTAGACAAGATGTGAATATTAGCGAATGGAAGAGGAATAGAAATGCCACCCTTCTGAGACTGCCAGAACATGCGAGTACTTACTCTACTTGGAGGGAGCTCTGATAGCTTACGTCTTGCCTCAGTAAGACGAGCCTCTGCCCTAGCATATAGCTCACCAAACGCCTTATACTGACGCTGGTAGCCTGGATAGTATTCAACAGGCTCAGGAGGAGTTGGAGTAACAACTTTTTCCTCTTCAGGCTTCTCTTCTTCCTTCTTTTCTTCTTCATCAATACCATTAGGCATAGTCATATCTCCTTATGCGATAGCCTCTGGGGGAATAGCTCTAGAGGCAGCAGCCCTCTCAGATAACTGTCGCTGTGCAGAAGCTGCTTGAAGCTCGGCCATAGCTGCCTGCTCAGCAGCATCATACAGCTCGGCAGTAGCATCATCATTGTTCTTTCTAAGGAACGCCGACTGCTCACGATAATACGCAATCAAGGCTATTAGAGCATTAGTAGGATGTGCTTCAGCCATTGCCTTTCTAATACGGGCCTTCTCAAGCATCGGGTTCTTGATATCTGCAAACAGCTTGTGCAGGACGTAATCATAGCTCAGAGAGAATTGAGGGTCTAACATACGTGCAACTGTGGCCTTCTGAACCATCTCTCCAGGAATTTCCACACTGTACTCAGCAGTGACCCTCATTTCCTTATTCAATCCCTTTGGAACCTTCCACCCGTAGGGAGATATTCCACGTTCTCGGGCATCATCTATGAGGTCATTGTCTATATCACTCATCAGGTCAATGAGAGCCTGATGAAAAGGCTTGATGATTTGGTTAGCAGACGCAGCAATCTGGCTCATCACATAGGCCGACACCTGGCCAGAAACACTACCATGCATAGCCCACGAGACTCCACCTCTCTGCATCATAGCTTCGAGGTCAAGCTGGGTACTCCTCAGCTCAAGAGGTATAGGAACTCCACCAATGAACTCAACAGAGTCATCAGGACCGCCCCTGAATATAGAGCCACGTCTGAACAGGTCCTCAGGCTTAACGATTGGCCTTCCACTTCTGCTCCGCTCAAACACAGCAGGCTGAGCTGTGTCACGCATGAGCTGAAGAGTGAAGGTCCACCACCTATTCCAGGTTCGATATATGTTCTCATTGGTAGCAACCACACTCTGGCCAATTTCTTCCTTCCAGCGGTCTCCTTTGGCCTGAGAACCAGCGTTGTAACTCTGCGTGTCCAGTTCTAAGTTTTGTGATAGAGCCCCAGTGTCAGGCAGTCCACCTACAGGCGACACATAGATTGGAATACGCTTAAAGCGGGTTGGAGCAAACTTGACAAGACCGTCAGTACTGTCACCAATGACCACAGCGTTCCACACCTGATTATAGTCTGGCTCAATCCACCAGTAGTCATATATAGTGACATCCTTCTTGCCTCGAAGGTCTACAGTAGTCCACCCGTTCCTTTTTATCATCTGAGTAGCAGCATCGGCTGACATGCTGTATATATGAGCAACCTCTGATAGCCCAAGGTCAAAGTTGTCCCACATTGGATAAGTCTCGGCAGGACTCCAGACATCAATGAGTGAGTACGAGCCATCGTCACTGTTGATAGCAAATACTGCATACCATCCAGTGGCAAGAAGCGTCCCGATAAGAGCTCTGCTTAGACTTTGGCGAGGCCCAGTTCTACGAAACCGTATCTGGTTATCAGACCACACGGTATTGAGGAAAGTAGATACAGACTCATTGACGCCAGCCAGCTCAGGAGACCCAAGCTCATAGGATGATAGTCGATGAGGAACTTCGGCGTCTAGCAGATGTAGAATAAGATTATACATGCTCCTAGGGTCATTGCCTACAAATGACTCCATCTTCTCAGTCCTGAGCTCATCAATCATCTGGATGAGCCTATACCACTTCCTCATCTTATCGTTGCGAGGCCGCCAGTATGTTCTCAGCTCCTTACAACGAGATGATACCTTCTGAGCATCACGTTCAATCATATTTAGACCCCCTTACCCCAGTTCTCATCCCAGCCTCCGCCTTCGCCAGAGCTCCCGCCATACCCACGCTGGACAGACTGGGCATTACGGCAAACTATACCAAGAGCACCAGCATCGTGGTGGTCATCAGCACCAACAACTATAATGCCACTTTTCATAGAGCTGTCTCTACGAATGTTTCTGCACTGAGACCAGAAACGCTGGTCCTGGCAGTCAATATGCTCAAGGTGCCTGTTTACTTCAGTTATCATGTATGGCTTAGTACTGGTATTAGTTTCCCAGCCTATAGCCCGAGTAATCTTACCACTTCTGACATCCTCCCTCCAGTAGAGGTCTGAATAATCCTTAACATGGCCTACGATGTCGAGATTGCTCTCAGGACATAGTACTGCATCATTATAATAGTGGCCAACCATCTTGCAGAAGTCAGCCATTTCGTCAGACTCGTAGAAGCCAGCTAGAGTTGCACAGTGCATCATAATCGGAGGATGCTCATTACCTTCTTTATCACGGTAGCCGTCCTCAAAGTGCCATACATGGGCAACAGACTCAGACTGCTTGCCCTTGCCTGGGTCTATAGGAACCACATACTGAAGCCCATCTTCCCTGTCATGCCAGATTTCAAGGGTTGCTGAGAGACCAGTTTTCTCATTCACCATGTTCTTACGAACTGGAGCTGGCCTACAATTCCTTATCTTATCATTTATAATGTCTCCGCTATAGGCTTGGTCTCCAGCAGTGATGAAACATGACTCATCATCAGATGGATACTCCTGCTCGAATATCAGAACAGTCTCACCGCTGCGTCTCATAGATGCATTCTCAGCCCTATTGTACCGCCTCCAGCGAAGTTTTGCCATAATAAGCTTGTCGTCGAAGTTGAACATAGACTTCATCAGAGTAGCAAGCTTTTCCTCGTCAGCGTCTATATTAGGTAGTGGGTCTTGGTCATCTCCAGGCATACAGAAGTAGTCACCAGGCCACATCACATACTCAGGATGCATGAACCAAGGGTAGAAGTGAGGCTTATACACAGACTTGGCTACAGAAGTGCCTTCGATAGCTGCCTTATACATCTCATGGAAAGGATTGTCCTCACCGTTAGCAGTCGAACCTACCCTAATCTTAGTTCCGACCACCAGCGGAACTCTCTTCACAGCAGATGCAAAGACTGCCTCATGAGTCCCAATAGGCCAGAACGCATACTCATCAAGTAGAAGATTGTGAATTGCCTCACCACGACCAATAGTATAGCTGCGAGCCGAGAAAATGTACATGGTAGAATAGAAATTAGTATCCTTGTCTACCCAGCTCAGTTCCTCAGCCGCCTTATGGTCAAGCTTTGGAATAGTTGGAATTATTCGCTCAAGTGCCTGATGAAACCGCTTCGCCTTCAGGACCTGTCGCTTAGCTGAGAACTCATCATAGCTGATAATCACTGAGACAGTCCCATTGAGAAAGATGTTATCTAGGTAGAAGTCTCCAACTACCAGCGAAGTAAACCCGACCTGCGAAGGCTTAACATAGATGTCCCTGTACTCTGAAGTATCAACTACATCCTCTTGGATAGGATTGAGCCTCATAGGCACAAGTTGCCTCTCCTTGTTCTCAATCTGCAGAAGCGAGCTTATGGTAGTCTTGCGGTCTGAGAGCAAGCGCCTCATAGCCTCATCGAATGAAATGTTGGCAACTGCCATTTACTTCTTCCTTTTACGAAGTTTGCTAAGTGTGATTGCCAGCCTAGACTGACGACCAGTAGTTCCCCCCTCCTGCCTGTGCCTTCTTGCAAAGGCCATGACGCTCTGCCCAGCAGCCCTAGCTTTCTTAGTTAGAGCTCCAGGACGCTTGATGGCACTCTGTATCCAGTTCCTCCCCTGCTTGCCAGCCTTACGACTGCTTGCCCTTCTTGTCCTTGCCATCCTAGCCGCCTCCAAATCTAGCCATAATCGCAGACACTACGCCTGCAACAATAGCTGAAATTACCGAAGGAACTCCTACCTGCTGCTTCTTAGACGGATGAGTTATGCTGTCGCACTTTTTTTCTATCTCACCCATTCTAACATGCTGCTCATAGGCCTTATCAAGAAGGTAGTCTAATTTATCATCCGCTGGCATCTTCTTGACACGTTCCTTGTACTCCAGCTCAGCATTGAGTTCTCTGCCGTCTGGCATGACTACCTCCTTCTGAGAGGTCTTACTCTGCCAGGACTGCGAGGCTCTCGTGTCCTCACTCTGGCAAGATGAGCTCTGGCCACATTACGTCTGGAGGCAGCCTGTTGCTTCGTTGTGCGAGGTTTGCCAGAGCGAGTCCTAGCTGCAGTCCTGTTTGCCATCCACTGACCTCTGCAAAGTTATGCTGTCTGTCCTTGATACCTTTACAATGTCTGGATTGCTTGCTACCCACTTAGCGAAGTTGTCTCCGCTCTCACTCCCCAGTACAAGAGCCTCAAGAAAGCCGAGCTGCTGCGGAGTATACTGAGAGCGCATCTTTCCTAGGTATGCATAATCGGCAGGAGTCATATCGACTGCCTTATTGTTGTCGTCCAGCTCTAGCCCAAGGCTCCGCCTTAGTACTCGATAGTCCTTCTCCAGTACCAGACGAAAGTTCCTATAGAACTCAATGGAAAGATAGTCCTTAGATACCTGTTTCCTGAAGCTTGGAATGTTCTTGCAGAGCTCTGCAAATTCATGGTCTTTCTTGGCCTCAGACAACCACTGCTTGCTACGGCCAATTTGCTGTAGCGCTTCTCTCACAGAGAAGCCTGTTACACGATAGCCTAGATACATGGCCTTAGGATTGTCTCGGTCATAAGGCAAAACACTAGACGCTACAGTTACCTCCTCTGGGACTGCATCAACTACTTCCTGAGCGGTGCGTGGACTGGCAAGTTCATCAGACATAATAAACCCTCCACTTTAATTATACCTCCGTGTGTGCCATTTGTCAAGTATAATAATTTTGGCTCATGGTTATTTTTTATACCGTACTGAGGATTGACAACTCATTATACTATCCTATATAATAATTGTATGGACATCTGGTTGACTACGTGCAAAAAGAAGGCCAAGTGCAGCTATTGTGAAGAGCTCATTGAGCTTGGTGAGCCAGTTGTGTATGGCAGATTATGGCTCAGAACTAAGGAAGGTGAGTACAAACCCAGGCGATTTGTCAAGAGGTTTAGATGGCATGCCCAGAAAGGTGACGAGAAGAAGTGCTGCTGGCTAGAACAGGCGCTCAATAACCTTGCTAACAACCCATATATAGAGACCAGAGGGAGGAAGAGGCTTGTTCTGCCTCCAGAAATTCGAGAAAAGCGGCTTAAAGTGCTTAGAAGGAGAGCAAAAGTAGTTCAGCAGCTCCGAACTGAGACAGAAGAGCAGCCAGAACGCCAGGATATTGATGAGATTATCCGTCTAGGAGGTATTCTGGCCAGATTAAAGGAAGAAATCGAGCCTCTGGGAGGAGTTCCTAAGGGATGGTAGCTATGGAAAAGATAGTATTAGGCGATTTTGCTTCCAAGATGGAAGAAATAGAGAGTTCCTCAGTAAGTTTGGTATTTACAGACCCTCCATACTCTCCCAAGTACTTCTATATTTGGGAGAAGCTCGCTAGAGAGTCTAAAAGGATACTAGTCGACGGAGGCTCACTCGTATCACTAACTGGCAATATCAATCTTCCCAGCGTGCTGAGTACAGTGGGCAGATACCTAGACTACTATTGGTGCTGTGCGCTACTTCATGCACAAGTTTCTATTGTCGAGGCTGTCAACATATACAATACTTGGAAACCAGTAATATGGTTTTCTAAGGGAAAGCCCATTAGAAGTAACACCACACTTCCAGACGGTATCAGTCCTCATGGAGCTCAGAAGAATGACCATAGGTGGCAACAGGCAGATAGCTGGGCAGAGCACTTCATTCCCAATCTAGTGCCTCCAGGAGGTACAGTGCTAGACCCGTTTCTCGGAAGTGGAACTACAGCTGTTGTTTGCAGGAAGCTAGGACTAAGCTTCATAGGAATAGATAATGACCCGAAAGCCATAAGCACAACTTTAAGAAGGCTAAACGGAGTATGATGGTAGAGTTTTTTGACAGTTTTTGTCCAGAGAAGCCCACTCCACCTCATGCTCACCACTGGGTAGAGGCCTCGAGAGTGGACAGAGGAGCTATCTTTGTGTGTAAATACTGTCTAAGGTCTCAGTGGTGGCCTACAGCCCTAGGGGGAGCTATGCTGCTTACTGAAATGATGTCTAAATTCGGAGTTGAGGAAGGCTATGACATAACTATAGATGAGTTCCCAGTGGCTAAGAAGACCCTCACCTATCTCAGGAACATTCGCAGGATTGGCAAAGTGGTTAAGGATGGAGAGCAGTTAGCTAGAATTATAATCGCTATGGAGAAGGAGGGAAGCAATGTGGAAGAAGGAGCATAAGGAGTTCGATACCTGCCCAAACTGCGGCTCAAAGAAGCTGCTAGCGAAGATGGCTCAGCAGGAGGCAATAGAACGGGGACTAGTTAAGCCTGGCCGAAAGTTCTTCCTCTATCTATTCGAGGGAACTCCGCTGGACAGAGCAGACTTTGAGAGGATGCTTGTCGGCTCAAGGTCTCCCGTAGTGTCTGCAAAGATTGATATGTGTACTGAGTGTGGAGCGCTGGTAGGCAGAGAGTATGACAAGGGAGAGGCCGTAAAGACTCTTACTAGAGATATCCCCAATCTGCCGCCTCAAGGCATGGTAAGATAATGCTTATTCCAATGTGCGCTCGCTATAGGACTACTGGCTATCCAACCTTTAAGCCAGTGTGTCTCAAGCAGCACAAGGCATCTGTCAAGTGTCATTCTTGGCGTTGGAGCTGCAGTGACTACATGCCCTCAAAAGTTCCAGACAAAGGGAGGTGAACCAGATGAAACTCATAACATTCTATAAACTCTTTCGGCGCTGGGGAAATAGTCGTAAAGCGTCTGTTGGTAAGGCCCTACTCTTCCTAGATGGTCAGACTGTATTTCTGAAGCCTTATCGTAAGTCCGAAACTCCAGATTGATAATTCTCCGCCAGGGAGTAGAAAGAAAATTTTTGTCAGAAAACTATGCTAGCCGTACCCCCGAGTTGCCAGTTGGCAGATGCCTGCCCATGTGCTGACAAATGGCGCTGAAAAGAAATATTATGTCAATCTTTTTAAGATTATGTAAAGTTCCATAATGGTGCTGATGTATAGTACCTTAGTACTAGTACCTTCGTACTGCTGGGTACTAGGCTGGACGGATGGTGTCCTTCGTGGTGAGGTCGCAACCTGGTACTTTGGTACTAGTACGAACTGGCTATTGCGTACTGGATGGGCTATGTGATATGATGTCAACATGGGCTGGCGGTAGTGGCAACGACCAGCCAGGACCTTAACAATTTAGTCAATGGCCTTCATAAAGCCAGAGACGAATAACACATTGGAGGTGTTAGACATGATTGATGCAGTCAAAGTTCCTACTCAAGCTGAGCATAAGAAAGCCGTAGAAGAGCTCAGGCAAATGTCACAGTCCAAAGATGCGGACTGGAAGGCAGTTGCGAAGAAAGCGGCAGAAGTCGCCAAGATGGGCGAACTCATCGAGAAGGCAGAGAAGGATGCTATACTCAAGGCCCTTGAGACCAAAACCGAAGACATCAGAAAAATCATCCTCGGTGCCTTACAGCCAGCATACGATGCTGGTGAACTCGATGGTGCAGACGGTGTCTGGTTCAACTGGGATTTCGGTGAGAAGTTGACCACCTGCCGTTTGACAAAGTCAGCGCCAAGGAAGGCCGGGGGTGGCGGTGGCGGTAAGAAGTTCGATGTCACCACTGAGCAGTTGCTGGAGAAGTTTGGCAACGAAGAGTACAAGGACGGCGTATCATTCTCCGAAGCATACAAGAGCGCCGAAGGTGATAAGAATGCCAGATTTACCGTCCGCAAGGCCCTGCTCAAGAAGGGCGGATACAGTTAACACCTAGCCTATCAAGGCAAATAGGGGATTGGATGAGTTGCTATCCAGTCCCCTTTTTATTTGTCCAGAAATATCCACTTTTGTCCAGATTAGTCCAGGTCAAAGGGCTGGCCATACGTGGAGTCGAACATTTGTGGGGTTGCTGGTTGCGCTGTACAACATCCCATAGCACTACTGTCTGGTAGTACCTATATCCTATGACCTATGTACCATGTTACTGTTGCAAATTGGGACAGAAGGTTGACAACTGGCAGGACTATATGGTATAATGGGAGTAGATTAAATAGTGGAGGTGTAATATGTCCATCAGTAGAGTGTCTGCTATCAAGGGTTTTATGGGAGAAAGCAAGCCAGTTGAGTTCTCCGAATTAAAAGAACTCCTAAAGAAAGACAAAGAGGGCTATGAGTGGATGGCACAAGAGTGTGCTAAGGCCCTCGGTGAGGAGCTCGAGGAGAAGAAGGGAGTGTAACATGAACAGTAAGTGTGACAACTGCCAGCAGCCCCTGCCTGCTAAACAGGTGGCTGACTCTGATGGCCATACATTCTGCTCTGTCAAGTGCCATTGGGAGTATCACCATGAGACAGAAGACATAGAGCTAGCTGGTCTACTCCCCTCGGCAGCCAGACGCCGTAATAAGGCATTAACTGAACTCGACGAGGCACTCATCAACCTCCGCTGGAGGATAGACCTGTACCACAAACTCAAGTGCATCAAGTGTGGCAGGCCAGTGACTGAAGAGGAATGTGTAGTCACTGCCATGTGCCACTTCTGTGTAAAGTCATAAGGAGGCAAACAATGCAGGACTACGAGATTGAAGGCAAGATTAGAGACCTTGAACGAAAGGTCGAGGACCTAGAGTATGATTTGGCTAGGACTCGTCAAGAGCTTGGAAGTCGCATAGACGCCCTTAGGCAGAATGTCCAGCGTAAAGCAGATAAGTATTAGAGCTATGAGGTCTAAGCTCTCCGACCATAAGCAGCGACTCCGCTATCTTCTCTGGGTGATGATACAGAAACACCAGCCCAACTGCTGTATATGTGGGGAGAAGTTCGAACTACAAGATATCCTGCCATCGAGGGGAGTAGACCAGCTGACTGAGCATCATCTTGATGGAGACCACATGAACTTTGACCTGAAGAACAGAGAGCTTGCACATCGCAAGTGTCATAAGTCATATCACACTAAAGATAATGTGAACAGGAGGTGAAGCATGAAAACTATTATCACTCGTGAGCAGCTGATAACTGCCACAGTCAATGCCTGGCTGGAGGCAGGAGTTATCAGGTGGGATGGGGATGAGGCGGAGCAGGCAGTACTTGCTCTCAACAGGCTGGACACAGAGACCATATTACATGTGATGCTGACTGCTTCCCAGATGAGGCCAGGTAATATGGAACTGCTGGAGGAAGTAGAGCCAGCATTTAACTTTAGTATGAACTAAAAAGACAATTATATGAACTAAGGAGGCGAAGCATGTTTTTAACTTTTCGTAACGGTAGATGGACTTATCATGTGGCTGAGTGTATAAACTGTGGAGCATCAGTAACCATGACACGCCAGTTATTTAGGGCTCTTCATCCAAGGATGAGCACGCTGACATTCTTGGTTGACAACATTGAGTGCTGCAAAAGTCCTCGATACCTTTGGGTGTGGAATGATACAGAATGCACTACTTAGCTATCTCATTCGTAGTCCTCAATGCACTTGACCTGTACCTTACGCTCACATTCGTAGGTTCAGGGATGGCTACTGAGCTCAACCCTATCATGGCTAAGGTCCTGACCTGGCCTTGGTATAGCATACTATTATTTAAGATTGTACTACCTGCTGTCCTTGCATATGCTGTCATCCTTACAGCAGGTCGTGTTTCAAAGTGCAGCGCATACTCAGTCCTGTCCTTGCTAGTCGCAGCTGAGTTTGGCATCTGTGTATTTAACTTAGCGGGAGTGCTACTATGATAAAGCCTATGCTGGCAAAAAGCGCTCTAAGCGAAGAGCAAGCAGGCATAATCCTACAGTCTACAAATATGCTTTGGGAGAGAAAGTACGATGGTGCTAGAGCAGTAATCATTACAGGTAAGTGCTACTCAATCAAATCAAAGAGTGGCACTGATAAGACATCAACTTTTCCTGAGATAAACGTGGCCACTAGACAGCCAGCCGTACTGGATGGGGAGATAGTGTCAGCCAATGGCCTCCCGTTTCAGGAGTCAATCCAGAAGCGTATTAACAGGCAGCACGATGTTGATGCCTCAGCATCTGATTACCCAGCCATATATATAGCCTTCGACCTACTATCTGTTAGCGGCCATAGTATTGAAGCAGCCCCACTGTATGAAAGAAAGAAGCTCCTTTCAGATGTACTGTCTGGAGGGGCTGAAATATCTGGGACATACGAAGATGGTGCTGAGCTCTTTAAGACTGCCAAGGCAAGCGGATGGGAAGGCATTATGGGAAAAGACATCAACCAGCCATATGAGCAGGGCAAAAGAAGATGGATTAAAGTGAAGTGCTGGAAGACTGACATATTTATGGTTGAGCATATCACACTAGGGACTGGAAAAAGGCATGATACATTTGGAGCCTTAGAGTTGCACAACAGTGATGGTAAGTTTGTAGGCTATGTAGGTACTGGGTTTACTGACAATGATATATCCCACATACTAAGTCTTGACATACCATTTCTAGTTAGAGTTCAGTACCTAGAATATACTAACTCTGGGATAATTAGATTTCCATCCTTTAAGGGGTTAGTTGAGTATGGATGATATACTGAGCAGGCTTGAGACTAACACTGGCATATACGAGTATGTCAAGCTGGAAGTTGAGGAGGTAGACCATAGCCACTTTCACTTCCTGCCTTATGAGATGTGTCCTGCTTGTGGTGACATAGGCCAGAACATTATCAATCCTAAAGATAAGCCTAAGACTTGGATATTCTACTGCCACTACTGCCATACACACTATCGAGTGCAGTTTACTGATAAAGGATTACCAATACAGAGGAGGTAGCATGTTCAAGTTATGGAAGACAAAGGTTACAAAGCGTGAGCCTAAGTACTTCGGTCTCATTTTGTGCATTTGGAGGCTGAGGTTCTGGATAGGTTACTAAGGAGGTATAGCATGAGAGAGTACAATCTGACCAAGGACGAGCTGAAGTCAGCTATCAATGACCAGATAGATAAGAGCTTCAGCGGTAGTAGCTCTGTCAGCCGATTCTCAGTTAGTATTACTCCAGGACAAGACAGTTTACTGTTTATCGTTAGGAAGAAAAAGGTTGCCAAGCCGTCTGGTGCATAGTGCAACAGGGGTTGACAACTACCATGCTATGTGATATAATATGGACAGTATATGGGAAGGAGGTTTAGGCAACTATGGCAGACAAAGAAATTGTGGAACACAAACCGTGTAAGCATGAGCTCCCGTGGTCTGAGCTATCCCAGCTGCTTAGCAAGGTTGGTTATCTGTTTGGCGATGAAGACATTACCCAGATAACTCTCACCAAGCCGAGAACTCTGCTAATTAGAACAACTCGCCCGATATATGCTACTAAGGAGGGTAAGTAATGGGTACATCAGCACCAGTGAGAAGGACAGAGCATATCCCGATTACCGAGAAGCCTAGGAAACCAGCTGCTCTCCCAGCTCCAGACCCAGAGCGGGTTGTCTCTCCGTTTGTTCCTGTGCCTGAGCGGGAGCCTGAGAAAGTGAGGCGCTCAGATGGCAATCGTAGAACCATATGATAGCATCATCATGGACTCGGTAGAGTCTGTACCATCAGACGCTCTCTATCGCTTTAGGGTTGCCATCAAGGATATAAACGCTGGTCTTAATGCCTTCAAGACTCTTGTAGATATGGGGCAGATTAGCGATGCTGACGCTGGCCGAATGTCTAGCTCTCTTCAGGAAAGATACAATGTATTGACTCACAGACTTAGAACATATCTGGCTTTTAATCGTAGCCTAGTCACTTACTACCTGCCTCCTAAGATTGATAGGTCTAAGGTTAGAGGGATGCTTGCTTACCGTGTTTGGCAGATTAATGATGTTGATGAAACTGATGGCTTAGCGCCAATCATATACTCAAGTTCTCAAGATTTTGTCTGGAAGGAAGTTACATTCGCAGATACGCCTCCCACTCAGACTAACCATCACGGACTTCATGCTAGGCTACTAATGCCGTCACTCCTAATAGATGGTGTTGGTTACTCGACCTTCTGCTCTGGCTTCGTTGAACTGCTTGGAGACATACAAGAGCACTCTGATGGCGTAGTCAGGGCAGAATGCGCTAAGATGATATGCGTGTACTTCAGGGACGATAATGAAGATGCCAATGCTCGCCTATCATTTAATCTGCTAGATAGGTTTAGGTATCAGTATCCAAATGTCCCTTACTACGTAGTTACTGACGACCAGCTTAATTTAATTGTGGCTAGAGAAGTCCTGATAAGCATGGGCTATGCAATATTCAAAAGGAGTGAACTATGAAAAAGAAAGCAAAATGTGCTCTATTCGCTCTAGGTATATACTCCATAGTTAAGTTCATTAAGAATATTCCAGAGTAGAAAGGAGGTAAGCTCATGGCAGACATATGGAAAGAGTTAACTGAAGTTCCTATCAACGAAGGCGAGCAGGCAACTGGACACGCAGCACTCAGCTTCAGGGTCTATCGCCGAAGAGACCCTGACTGCTAATAGTATAATAAAACAGGAGGTAAAGTACAATGGCAAAGAAATTCCAGCAAGAAATGGGGATTGGTAGAGGTGCGAAGCCTATAGATGCCGAGCACAAGCACGATTGCGATAAGTGCAACGCATCTGGCCACTGTCCAGCTGAGACCTACTACCGATATATGAGTACTCATCCAGAGGACATTCCTGTTATAGACAAAGCTATAAGAGAAGTGGCTGACTCTGACTGGATGTCTGCCGTGCTAAGTCTAGCCGTGAATGTCGGAAGGAAAGAAGGAGGAGGAGCTGCTTCTGCAATCTTAGCGGCAGAGGGTATACACCTAGGGTGGGCTCTCGCTAAGGGGGCTAAGTTTATTCCAGTCAAGCACAGACTGGATGCGGCAGACATGTTCAGTAGCATCAGAGGCGTTGAGGTGGAGAAGACACCATTCGGACTCGTGGTCAAGCCGTCTGAGGGTGCTGACCTTGATAGTCTAGCCGATGTCATCAAGAGCCTGCAGGACGGAGGCATGTTAAGATGAGCATGATATTCAATCGGGATGAGCCACCGCCTTCCACTTCAGACCCTGAGCCGAGTCTTCCTGTACCTGCAGAGCATGGTGTGTGCTCTCAGTGTAAGTCCTGTGGGTGGTCAGGATATATTGAGGACCTGAAGGCTAAGTGGATAATGTCTGGCTCAGGAGCCAAACTTGTTCCTGCTTGCCCTGGATGCCGCTCTACTCAAATATCTGTGCTGACAGATGGTGTAATGAAGGAGGTGTGAGCATGACTGAGTCTACAAAAGTTCCTCTATCTCGCCTGAAGCGGCAGATACTCCAGCGTGAGGGGGTAGTCCTTGAGAAGCATACTCGTCGCCCTGTTCGAGTTGAGGACCTGCCTGACGAATATCCTAAGACTCCCAAGATGAAGTACTTTGAGGCTAAGTACCACTGCCATATAGAGCAGGTAGTCTTCAAGTATTCGTTGTCTGACTGCGCCTCGTATTTCAACTCAGAAGTAGACCGCTCCACAATCTCACGTTGGAGAGCCCATATTAGGCAGTACTTAGGTATAGTACAATTCCATGCATGACAATGGAGGTAAAGATGAAGGCGAAGATTATATAATAATATAGCACCTGCCGTATTGACAACTGCCCTATCTCTATGTTACAATATAGATATAATACGAAGGCCTGAGGGAAAGGACTAACAATCTTTTCAGTGAGCACTCCTCAGGCCTTCCTTTTATCTATATGTCAGATATAAGAGACTCAAGTAAGGGCCGTTTGCTCACCTTGGCTGACCTCAGGGAGTATAAGCCGCCGCCTGCCTATAGCCTTATCAGAGGTGGCGTTCTTAATATTGGCTCTCGCATGGTTATCTTTGGTGACGAAGGCACATTCAAGTCAGCAGCTGCCACACATGCTGGCTTCTGCCTATCTCGTGGCTCTTCCTGGCTAGGCTTCAAAACAACTCAGGCTAACATCCTCTATATTCAGGGGGAGATGTCTGTATCTGAGACCAAAGAGCGTATTGAGCAGTACATAGAGGGCTCTGGAGCAATATACAGTGCAAGACCAGGCAGTGTTCCTAACGAAGCGGAGAGACTTAAGAAGTATAAAGAGCCTGACAATCTTGTTGTTGAGACCCTGACTGATGATGTTAACTTAGACACAATATCAGGCTATAACTTCATCCGTAACGAACTTGAGCTGATGATTACCCATCTGCCTGCAAGGCCTATCGTCCTTATCTGCGACCCTCTATTCAAGATGTTCCGCTATGACCTAATCAAGGAAGAGGACCTTAAGTCCATGACTAGCAACATTGACAAGCTCCGCAAGGACACCAGCCTATTCGCTCATCACCCAGGTATGGCAGTTATTATAGTTCACCATGCTCGCAAGGCCCAGGTTGATGCTGAGGGCAATCGTATCGAAGGTCCTGGCAGTACAGATATGTTTGGCTCTGCTCACTTGAAGTGGTGGGCTGATACTATAATGAAGTTTGAGCTAGACTCTAGAGATGAAACTGAGTCCACCGTTGAAGTGAAGTTTACCAAGCATCGGCTCATGCGCTACCCTCCCCCTAAACTTATTAAGATGTTCTGGGACAGAGAGACTTATCACCCATATATTCAGACCATTATTCCAGCATCTAAGGGCGAGGACTACAGGGAGTTCAGAGGTGTCGACCTCAATCTGTTGGAGTGAGAAGCTATATGAGAAAGAGCAGGTATTATAAGATAATAACAATACCTCCTAGTCATCCTATGTATGTTATGAGTAATAGGGGGAAGGTGGCCGAGCATAGGCTCATAATGGCTGAGCACATTGGCAGGCCATTGGAGCGGGATGATATAGTGCATCATAGGGATGGCAATAGACTGAATAACGATTTGAGCAATCTGGAGCTCCTTCCGAGGCGCATACATATGCTGATAGAGGAGCGGAGAAGGCTGGCAAATACTATATACTACCTCACTGCAAGGGTTGAGGAGCTCGATGAAGAGCTTGGAAGGCTAGGTTTCTTAGAGAGGATATAAATTTATATAAATGTATTATATAATATATTGTATATTTATTTTTATACCAAGCAAGAAAGGAGGTGAGACCAGATGACATTTGAAGATATGGTACCTATGCTTCCAGACGGTGTTGACTTCAAGGACATATCAACTGAGTCATACAGGGAGTACACCTTTCCAGGTGGAGATATTATAACCATAGAGTCTCCAGTAGTGCTACATGTGTCAGAGAGCGGCGGCCACTATATAGTGGACAACGAAGGCATAGCTCACTACATTCCATATAAGTGGATAGAGCTGTCGTGGGACAATGAGACAGGCAAGCGTATCAGCTTCGTAAGTCCTCGCAGTGGTCGTTAACTATCGACGACTGGCATATTGACAACCTGACCGCTGAAGGTGTATAATGTAATCAGAGACATTTGAAAGGGAGGGAATGAGTGAAGAAATAATAATTGCAGTCCTTATTATCTTGGTAGCGATTATCCCTGCTACACTGCTAAAAATCTTTTCAGGAGGTAGAAAACACTATGGTAGATGATAAGCTTATTACCACTCGAAATCTGGTAGATGGAGACTTCGGAGCGCTCCGCCGCTTCACTGGTGTCCTCGACTCGATGCCGATTGAAGACAGCGAGTTTGGAGAGGGTGACCAGAAGAAAAAATCGAAACGTGTCACACTCAACTTCAAGGAAATCGAGGTTATCGAGGCTGTTGAACCCTATGCCTTTCCAACTTACTCAACTAGACCGATGACACTCAGTAACCGCAAGAAGTCCGTCTGGGGTGTTCTGGGTGAGTCCTTCAACGACCTGGTAGACCATGCTCTCTATAGCGAAATACAGCTAAAGCCGAAGCTTGATGACGGCTCTGATAATCCTGACTTCATCAAGCCTGCTGACCGCATGGACATTGAGTCCTGTATCGGCAAGCGGTTCGGCCTAGTACTGGCTGACGGCGAGAATGGCAGGCCTGACCCTCCGCTTCTCTTTGATGGAAGAGCCAATGAGGGGCAGGGTGCTGATGTTCCTCGTCCTACCTGGATGGTCTACTCAGTCGAGGGTGTGGCGGTAGCTGGAGGCTCTGGCAAGACTCCTTACGAAGCTGCTATGGAGTTACTGGATGGAAGGACGGCTGCTGAGTTCAATGACAAGGTTCTCGCAGACCAGTACATCCGTAGTGACACTGCTTTACTCTCGTCTATGTCCAAGCCAGAGTCGGCACCTGACTCATTCCTTGCTACAATGGTATCCACTGGCCAGTTTACCAAGGATGCTGGCACTGGAGTCTATACCAGAAAGAAAGCCTAAGGAGGCCAGAACGGAGTGAGTGGGCGTGGGTTCAGGCAAGTAGAGAGCTAACGGAGCTGGTACTGGCACTCTCTCTCCAGCCTGCCGTAGCCCACTCCTCCTCTGGAAGCTATGGAACGAGTAGATAATCCAGAGCTCAAGAACCGTATCCTGAAGCATCTGGCTAGCATCTACAAGATAGACGAGGTAAGAGAGCCTAACCACCTATCTTCCTACGTATATTGTAGAACCAAAACCTTCTTCGAGCAGAAGCAGGCCACCGAAGCTACTGAGCAGGAGGTTATGTTGTTTGTTCTAGGCTATGGGCTTCAGGATATTCTTACTCCCAAGTCAGCCGATACTCCGCTGTATGAGAAAGACGGTATCATATATAGGCCTGATATGAGCTTCAAGATGGATACCGCTGAGGCTGAGCAGCTGGCTGAACTCAAGACTACTCGGAAATCAGCCCGTAGCCACTATGATGAGGACAGCATACCTGAGACCTGGCTTATGTATATGAAAGGTGGATGCTATATCAGAGGCACTAACACCTATGACCT